TCAACGGAATTGTATCCTTTCCATCAGAAGTAGTAGTGCTTCCTGTAGTAAGAGTCCTCTCTTCCACGATTGTGCTTTCTTCATACTGTAAATTTAAAGGATTATTAGAATTATCTGTCGCACTGAGAATATTTTGCTGTGTAGTATTTGGATTCTCAAAAGTAAGAGTAGCATTATCAGCAATAGTTTGAGCTACCGATAAAGTTAAACTTGTACCGCTAATATTTTCAACTGTTATCGCTCTATCTATTCCTGCGCCTGTAATTGTATCTCCTATAGTAATTAACGAATTTGAAGAGTCTAGTGTAACACTTTTAGAGTTATTTACAGCACCGTTTACAGTTCCTGTTGTGCTATGTACAAGAGTTTTTACGGCTCCTTCTACTTTTGCCTCTGTAATTTCATCACCACGAGACTTACTTACAGCCCCACCAGAGGTTTGAATAGTGGCAGAATCTTGGTTTAAAAGAATAGTTCGTTTTGGCAGTATAATTGCAATATCATATGTAAAGCCGCCAGAAAAGTGTGTGTTAATACTTCTATCAAGAGTTATGCTAGGAGTTCCTGCATTATAAGAAGACATACGTCCACTGAACGGTATCTCATAGTCAACGTCATCATGTACATTTATAATGTCCCCAGGCGTTAAAAAAGATGCATCAATAGAACTTGTAAAAGTTACAATTTCTGTTTGATTTATAGAAGTCCAAAGTTTCCATCTGCCGTACCGAAGAGCTTGTCCAAATGAAGTACAGCCAAAAGCAACCGCTTTTTCTGTTCGAATTCGGTTTGTTCTAATTTGGTTTTCTCGATCTTCTACAATTAAAGGTTCAAGTTTATAATCGCCATCAGGATTGTTCCAGCTTACAACAACTTGATTTACTCTAGTTTTATCGCCTGTTGTTTGGTAGCTAAACTGACCGTCAATTACATTTGATCGAGAAAAGTTAAAAATTGGTTCTTTTCGCTCATCAATTACTGCAAAAAACTTTGAGTCTGCCCAGTATAGCATACCACGGAAGATAGTTGCAAAATCTTTCATTACCTTATATGCATCTGCACCTTTTGTTAAATAAAGGTTTGCACGAAATCTAGGCTCTTGTCCACCTTTGCCATCTGGGACAAGCTCGTCACAATGACGAGCAATCTTATATAGAGAATATTTATCTATATCCTCTGCCTCTAAGTAGTCCCCCAAACCATATCTGTTATTTGTTAAAATATCATAAAATACCCAGGCAGGATTATCAGTATAAACTAATTCATCTCTAAAGTTCCCATCCCAAAACTGCGGTGTTGTTTCTACAGCTCCAGTGCTAACATTTCTTGTGTACTTAGAGTTTATGCCATCACCTTCCTCTCTTGTAACATAATTTGAAGGAACTTGTACTTTTAATCCAAAACACTCGTAAGTACGTTGCGGCATCTGATTAAATGTTTTTGACCAAAACTGCATATTTGCATAAGCAGTATAAGCAAAATTTAGTTTCTCTCTTATAAGTCCTGTTACCGCTTGTATCTGAGCAGTACCAACAATTTTATGATCGTTCTTTCCAGTAGGCTGCAAACTGCCTATTTGTGTAGTTCCATTTTCTACATTGAAATCATGGTTTGTGAGACGAGTAATTCTAATCTTAAAACTTGAAAAAGGTTGAAAATCTTCAAGACTTATTCGAAACTGATAAGTTGTAGAACTTTCATTCCAGCCTTCATTAGTAAAAACACTTACTCCATTAAAAGAGGCATTACCTGGAACAATATTAAAAGTTTCTAGGTCTGTCTCACTATTTATAACCGCAAGCTCAACTTTATATGCTGCTGCAGCACTAAATCTTTTTCCATTTCCTTCATCAATACTATATAATCCTTGTGGATAGGCAATTAGTATTTTTACTTCATCAATTAAGGATTGTTGAGTTCCTGTACCAGTAATTATTGCTGCAGCATCTTTTTCAAGAGCAGTTGTACTAATACTTGTCAAAGTAACAGAGGAAGTTCCTTCAGCTCCGTCCAAACTTGTAAGTGGTTCCTGATCAAATCTTCCAGTATTAAACTGAAATTGTGTTCCTGGATACTTATGTGCTTTTGCTGCAGCAGTTCCTGCACTTGTACCAGAAGTAACCCTTTGAGGTGCAGTTATACCAAAGCGTCCCGAAAAACTAGTAGGTGCATTATTTGCAAGGGTTATAGTATTGCCTGAGATACTTGCAATTTCTAAATATAAATGTAGAAAAATTCTATGCTGAGAGCTTCCATCATGGTCAGAAGCCTGAAAAAGATTAGTCATAAGACGAGAATCTTTGCTGTAAAAAGTTAGAGTGTTTGCACCGTTTGACGGAATGTCTCCAACAACTCCACGTATAACTGTGCCACTTGCTGTTGTAAGATTTGCTCTTACTGCAGTATCAGTAATTTGTACAGATTTTACATCCGCCCAGTTTCCTGAGCTTTTTCTGTTAAAAGAAGTTTGAAGTGCTGTGCCGCTTACTCTAGTAAGGGGCAAAAACCAGCCATTTTGAACTACTCCATAATCTGTTTCACTATAAGTAAATGTTTCGGCAGGCTGCGGCTCTGTACCGCTTGTACAAAAGATAGGGCCGTACGCACCCCAAAGAGTAAGATATCTTTTTCCAAACTCAGAGTTATATGTTTCTGCAAAGTCTGTATTATTTAGATTAACAGTTACAGTATTTTGTCCAGATGTAACAGTGCAAGTCTGGGCTTGAGGAGCAACAAAATTAGTTAGATTTATTGCATGAACTGGATCATTGTTTACAAAAACACTTTTTCCGCCTTCACATAATCCTGCGATCGGACCTTCAGAGATGATATCAGTTACAAGAATTCTTTGAGACTCAGAAGCTCTTCTATTTTCTGATACAATGTTACGAGTATTCGAGCCTGCAGCATCTGCTCCACTAAACCCAAAATTCATTATTGCTCATCCTTTTCACTATTTCTTTCAACAATGTAGCTACTTCCATCTTCATTGTTTCCAAAAGTTGCAAGCTTAGGGTAGCCAGCCCCTGTTATTTCAAAATTTACAGGTTGTCCTGGTACTCTTAATTTTCCGTATAGAACAGGAACAGGATCGCCCTGTACAACACTTTGCACAGGCCCATTAAATAAATAATTATCAGGTGTGCTAGCTCCATCATCTACGGAAGGGTCTGGTGCCATCATTTGCATAATACCTGACATAGCTAAATTTACAGCAAGTGCTCCTAAGACTAGTTTTGTCGTCCCTACACTCATGCCTAAAAAACTACCTGTAAGTCCGCCAGGCATACCGTAACTGGGAGCCGTTTTGATTATACCTGGTAATAGTTGCGGATTTAAGATAACAATTACAAGTGCTATAGCTGCGAGTATTTTTCCAATAGCTGATTTTGATCCTGCCGCCATAGGAGTAATTGTAATATCTCCTTCGTGCATTGGCATTAACAGCTCTCTTTCGTCGTCAAAACTATTATCTGCAACATCAACTACAAATCCAATATCTTCATTATGGCAGTCTACTAAATATTGTCTAATTTCGTCTCCTACATTTGCATCTAAGCAACGTAGGACATCTCCTACAGAGTTTGCATAAATTTGAAAGCCTGTTCCAAACTTCTCGCCCATTTCACCTTCTAAGTATACATTACGCAACATATCTGTAAGCTCCAACTAACCATTTTTGCCAAAAAGGATAAAGACTTTCCCTACACGAAAGTCGATTTACTGCATGATGATAAAATACATCGTTTCCCAAATAAACTCCACAGTGATTATTTCTTTCTGCTTCTACTTTAAATATAAGAACATCATTCACTTGTAGATCAGTATTTAAATCTACAGGCTGATGGCACCAGTCTTTTATTACATCTGCAGAAAAATAATCTAACTGTCCCTTTTCCCACCAATCGTCTTCAAATAGAGCTCTAGGCGGTATTTCTATACTTTGGGACTTTAAATAGTCTCTCATTGCTTCAAAACAATCAAGCACTCCAAACTCATACTCTCTTCCATACAGCTCGGTAAGATTTTTCTTTGGCTGCACTACTCTTAGTTCCATATCAGGGTAGCTAAAAATATAGTATGGTATACCTAAAGTATTACAATATTTTGTATCTGACTCCGTAGGTTCGGGAGATTTATCAGGATGGCTGTGCACTATTCCAATTATGTCCGTTGTTCGTAATAGCTTTATATACTCTTTGGAGTCTATTACAAAATCTTCATCATCCTCTGCAACATTTGTACAAGGAAAAAATACTTTTTTACCTTTTACAACTGATAAAACTCCACAGCCCTCTCTTGGATACTCATTTTTAAAATGTTCTTCTATTGCTACTAAATCCACTATCTAAACTTTCTACTTCCTGGAAAGCCTCCAAAAGGTAACCAAATATTTGTATTATTTTCACTGTGTGGTATTGCATCTGTTTGAACTGCTGTTGTTCCTACTTTTCTTGGGAGTGCTTGGTATCTTATTTTGCAAGATTTAAGCAGTTTTCCACAAGCATCTCCAGCAACCCAAGTAGTGCTATCTGTTCCTGGTTCCACATTAGTATTTGCTTTTATAGCTCTAAATACTTTATTATTGTTTGGATTACTTGCATCGCCAGAATCCAAGAATCTAACATAGCTATTCTGCCTAGGATCGCTACTATTTATAGTATAACTTGTTGAACTATCCCATGTTTTATAAGTTCTTACTATTTGCCAGTTTGAGTTTCCTTCAGCAGGAGTTACGTTTGTAACATTTTGTTCCGCTCTCCAAACAAGAGCATTAGAGTAAACATACTGTCCTTTTAGATATGCAGTAGAAGACGAGTAGTCCCCCATCCAAGCTGCAAAATTTATTCTTGCTACAGCAGTTGCTGCTGCTGTTGGGCTTCCGCCTGAAAAACTAACTGTGGCCTCTCCTGTATACCCACTCCCTGCATTTGTAACGGTTATTGCATTCACTGACCCTGAAGAAATGGTAGCAGTTGCTGTTGCAGTAGTCCCACTAGTGGGCGCAGATATAGTTACGGTGGGTGCAGATGAGTAGCCTGAGCCTCCTGTTCTTATTTCAACTCTTGCAATACTTCCACTTTCTGCTGATTTTCTTGTTCCGTTTGCATTGAAAAAGTGGTCATACAGAATAAGTGGCTCATCATTTTTTGTAAAGTAAAAACTATATTTATTATTAGAGGTATCTGATATTTGTTCGTGGTCTAACCAATAACAAGCACTTTTTGTTTCTGATACATTGTGTCCTTTATATATCCAAGGACAATACTTTCCAACCACTGTTCTTGCAGGTATTCTTACTCCATTTAAGTCCATAGGAGATGCAAGTTCAAGAGTTACAGATAAAAAGTTCTTTTCAGAAATTCTATCAATAATAAATGTTTCTTTAGGAAACTCGACAGGAGTAGCACTTCCAGTATACTTTTCAAGAGTTTTTCTTCGTACAAATCTTTGACCAATTAAATCTTCAAATTTAAAATTAGTAGCTGTTATATTTTCACCTTGAATTGCAGAATCCCAAGTTCCGTCCTCCATCTCTGTTTTAAACGCGGACCCTGTTTTTATAAGAGTTTCAACATTAGCAATGGTTACTTTTGGACGATTCATTGCACCGTCAGCCTTTTTCTCAATATCATCTATTATGATTGGAAGGGATATGTAAGTATTCCCATCAAAGATTAAGTCTTTGTTTGAGTCCGTACCATCCAAGTCTTTTGCTGAGTGAAAGAATAACGTATTGTTTGTACCTGTACCTAAAGATATTTCGTATAAAAAAATTAAAGGGCTTGATACTTCACTTCCTTGCGCATCTGTTGTAATTTCTACACTCATGGCTCGTACACTCTCTCAAAAGAAGATGAAATACTATAGCTTCCAGAATTTGAAAACTGTTGTGACCAATTTTTACAAACTACTTTCACTGTAGTAACAGGGTTACCTGCACTATCATTTGAAGAAGAGTTTGAGTCTGGAAAAGTAAAATCAAAAGCTGTAACTCCTTTTTTATCTCTAAAAAATGCTTCAATGTCATCGGCCTCTGCTTTTGTTCTATTTGTAAAGCTAACCGTAAATAAATCTGTTACAGTATTTATTCCATCGGCAATTCTTTGCTGGTACCCATCACCAAACTGAGCCACTCTTACTTTTGGAGTGGACTGTCTTTGAAGAGTTTTATCTGGTATTACCTGCCCACTAACTCCTGGAACTGTAAATCCTATATCAGGCATTATGCTACTCCATAGGGGTTAAGTATGCCCCCTGATCGTTTTTGAAAATGAAGTTCATCTTGCACAGCAGAAGCAACGAGTCTTCCTAAATTTTCTCCCATTAATCCATCTGATGTACTATCTTGAGTTGTTCTTCCTTCATTGTCAATATTTACATTTACTGTAACATTATTTTGGGTTCCCATTCCCCCTCTCATCTCAACAGGAATTGAACGATTATCAGGTAAAGGTACGACAGCTTCTGTTCCGTGTAGAACTGCAGGATACCCTGCCTGGCTTCCTCTCGCAATACCACCTCTGGAATAGTCCTCCATCTTTGCGATACCACCATAACGATATTGAGGCGGCTCTACTATTCCGCCTTGTTTAGCTGTTGGTATACCTAAAAAATTTCCAAAACTAGTTCCACCAAAAGCAGAAGTAAGTGCTCTCATTACTAACATTCTTGTTATCATTTTTGCAATATCGGCAAGAATGGCTTTTGCCATATCTGCAAATGCGTCTTTAAATGATTTTGTTCCTTGAACAAGAGCGTTAAAAGCAGAGGATAAATTTTCTTCTAGTGAATTTCCTATAGTAAGTCCAAGTTTTTCTATATCATCTGCTTTTGACTCGGCTATTCTTACATTATTTTCAAGTTGCTTTCCTAGTTCTATTTGATCCTCTATTTCTTTTTCAAGAGCGGTTATTTCTTCTGTCTTGCCTGCTAATTGTCCTTTACCCTTTTCTGCCTCTTCTACAAGTTGTCTTTTCTTAGCTATATCAAGAGCATTTTG